ATAGTAATGATGTAGTCTTCTAGCAACATGCCAGATTCCCTATCATACACTGTTCCTTCAAGCTCTAAGATCTCTACATAACCACTACCGTAGTATTCATATAGATCCCCGAAGCCATCAACAGAGTAGGCTGAAGCCTTTCTGAAATCATCTACATTGTATCCACCAATGTTACGTCTTAGTTCTCTAGCTTCTGCTACTGCATCCTTATAGTATTGATCAGGAGAGTTGGCTGCATTAAGTTCTAGCTCACCAAGAGTTGTAATAGATCGTGTAATCTTCGGAGACTTTTGAAAGTCTACAGCAGTAGGATCAAATACAATCCCATTAGGATCGATACGAACCATCTTAGGTCCGACATATCCGGGGATAGTCTCGCCATCTTCAGGATCAAGTTTACTTTCGTTTACCCAGATAACATCTGCAATAGCTACACCATAGTCAATGTAATCTAAGATTAAGTTACTACAAGTAGTACGGAAGTCACCCTCTCGTACCTTGTTACTCATGTACGCTTGGATGGCATTCTTCTTACTAAGCTCATCATCATCTAGTGTGTAGCCTTCCCACTTCATCCACTCATCATTAGGGAAGAGTGCACTGTTGTAGTTGGCATGTAAGTTGTCACGTATCTGACACAGCTTAGGAAGTGTTGTTCTATTCTTCCAAGGCAATGCACCTGCTGTAGTGCTGCCTGTATCTGTAGCGAATACGTAGTTACGAATCTCTTCCTTCTCAGCTAACCAACCACTTCTTTGGTTGTTCCAGTTGTCCCACTTATCAGTTATGTTAGCTGCCAGATCATCTGCTGCCAGCATGTTTTGTATTGCTATTACATTGTCTTCAATCATTTGAAACTAATGCCTCCGAACTTCTTGTTGAAGACCGCGATGTTATTAGACTTCATCTTGGAACCTCTACGTTGTTTAGGTTTGACTGCGATCTCAACTACAGATGCAAGACAGTCTTTAATATCATCGTGTTGTGGTCGAGACAATACAAGCTCTTCTTCAAGTGCTGGTATGTACCCACCTTTGTAATGCCACATAGATAGATTCTCGTAACGTGGTTCTAAAGCAGCAGCCATACGCTCTTGCTTATTACCTTGATTACGGTTAGGTCTATACTCTTCAATAGATAGACTGTCACCATTCTCCCGTATACGATCTTTTAAATCACCTACGATAATTGCCTGTGCTGTTGTAACCTCAGCTCTTAGTTTCCTGAACTCCCAATGGCTATGCATATGGAAGATCTTATCAAAGTATACTGAAATCTTATTTGTTCTAAATCTGTCAATATCTAATACATAGATGTGACCATCAGCAGCTATACCTATAACAACTACAGCTGTATAATCCGCAGTGGTTCTTAAACTAAATGCAAAGTCAATTGCTGCATATACGTTTAATACTTTCTCTTTATACCACCACCGGCCATTCTCTTGTCTTAAATGTTTCTTATCATAATATTGAAACTGTGAACTATCTAATCTATTAGAAGAAGGATCATTAGGGTTGTTATAATACTGAGCATAGAACTGAGTCCTATCTGAGTACATAGCACTGATTCGATCTAGCTCTCGCTTATCAAACCCGAATGCCTTACCATCATCTCTTGAACCTCGTGGCCATAAGAATACACCATCTTCTTCTACCACTTCTTCAAGGATACTCCAGATTTTTTCCTCACCATTTACTTCATCATTCTCATCATAGGTAGGAACAAACTGCTTCATCCATATGGAGTATTGATCAGCCATGTGATAACGAGTACCACATCCTTTAATCATACCACCAGTGTTAAGGATAGAAGCCATCTGGCTCATAGCATTAGCACATTTCTTACGACCTTCGGAGGTGTAAGCATTCTCAGGAACCACGACATCATCTGGTACAATGATCTCTGCGTGCCATCCTGTTGTATTCGTTGTAAGTCCAGCTGTACGTACAGTGAAGTCACGTATGCCTTCTTCAGCTCGTAGTGGGTGATCAACTGATATAGCTGTCGTTGCCCACTTAGCTCGCTTCCCTTCATCAGGGTTAATCATCTCAGGCCAGTACCTAGAATAGATAGCACTGCTTAACATATTCTTAATTGCATATAACTGCTGCTCTGCCAAATCAGCCGTAGCTGAAATGTAGAGGATGGTTGTATCAGGATTCTTAGTAACCCACCAAGCAACCCATACAGCTAAGCAATGACTCTTCAAGTGTCCCCTTGGTAACAAGAGGAGTTGGTTAGGATGATCTACCTGCATCAACCACTTGAATACTTTCTTGTGTACATCCCCATAAAGATACTTAGGGTTGACTAACACAGCAAAGGTATATAAGTCATCTTCTGCTAATGCTTTAATTTCATCAATGTCTGACATCTCTTAACCTTTCTAAGTCCGATTGAATAACAGATTTAACAGCGGCTTGTTGTTTCTTCTCGCCCTTAACTTCTGCTTTCGATGGACGACCGGCTGAGCGTTTCTCTACCCACCCCTTTTCTGCTAACCACTTTGCTGCTGTTGGTGACTCGGAAGCATTACTGAGCATACGGGTTACACCCTTAGATCTCATCTTAACTTCCAACTCTTCACGCCATTCTTCAATGTAAGGGTGAAGAAGCGATGTCTTATTTAACAAACGCTTCCAATGATTCCAACCACCAAGGTTTCGAGTAGCAAACTTATACTCAGTAGGGTCATCAGTTGCTACGTATAGCTTCTTGATTGACTTGTATACCTTACCCTTGAACTCATGATCATCATCCTTTAAGGTGTAGATCGCGTGCTTGGGGTTGTCATACGAGAGCTCAAGGAACAAGCTCTGCGTATAGAAGTTACCATTCTGATCTTTAAACTTACTCATATTACGTATCCACTGAAATAGTTTTTACAGTACCGTCTCCAAACTTAACTTTAAGATCACCATCTGCTGAGTCAACATATAGATAAGTGTTGCCTGCGGATGTAACAGGTATTGTTGCACCATCTGTTAATACTAGATGTTCTACATTACCTGTCTCTACTCCATCGTTGGTATTACGGAAAGTACCACCAGTTGCTATAACAGTATTTACAGTGTTACCTGTGAAGGTTCCTAATCGGAAGTCCATGTCAGACTGTCGAGTTACACTGGCACCTGTTGTGCAGTTCTCTATATTCAACTGTAAAGCGTTTAAAACAGAGTTGTCTATTAAACTTGCTCCGATATAATAGCCATCAATTATACCATTGAGCCTGAGCCTTGTTGAATTCTGACACGTTACACCTGTGTTGAAACCAACTCCTTGTTCATTATATGCATATATATTTGTAATAAATCCACTGCCATTGTCAGAAGAGACCGCAACAGAGTTCGTTCCGTTGACACGAAGAGCGACCATAGCAATGACGCTCTGGTTTACAACCATCCCGGTTCCAGAATTCGACCCGAAGATTACATCACTTGTCCCCTCGAAGTAGCAGTTGTTGATTAGCTGAATACAAGAGCTTGTGCACGAAGACACAAACATTTGACTTGCTCCAAAGAATGATGAACCATCGTTCAGAGAGACGCCTGTTGTATATTTCGCTATAGCCAGTTTACTACCCGACTGTCTTACAGAAGCTCTGTTGGTGGCGTATATTCCTTGTGTGCTTCCTACCCCACCGATGATTCCAAATTCTCCAGCAAATTCTAAAGAACCATTGTCTACGCTGAAAGATCTACCAGACCCTGCTGCAAACTCAAGCTGGACTTCGTACTTATAGAAGTTTAGTGTTCCACCAAAAACGCCCACAGTGAAAGGATTTGAGACATACTCTGATGACACCGCTAAGGTTACAGAGGTGTTGCCTATAATAGCTGTTACTTCGTGATAGCCGTTTAGCTCTTTCCTAACAGGATTACTTGAGATCGTAGACACATAATCACCTACAGAAATACCTGATGTATCTGAACATGTTAGCTCAACTGAGTAGTTATTAATAGACCCTGAAGATGAAGTTATTCCTGAGGCAGAGAATGCTGTTGCTCCTGCGGCGCAGTCGTACTTCAGTGTTCCAAGTATCTGAGAGAAAGATTGTGCAGATACATTTGTGTAGATGCCGCTGTCTACTAACAAGGATGCCCCATTAGCTACGATAACTGCATTTGTAAAATTAGGAAGACCACTCACTCTATAAACTGTATCTGCTTTAAAAGATATAGCTTCGCCTGTTGCTAGTGCTGAGTTGATAGCTGCTAGGTCGTCTGTTGTTCCATTACCGAGTGCACCAAAGTCTTCAACAGATACTATCTCACTAATCTTAGAACCTAGTGTTCTTCGTGAAGCACCTGCTGCTACGTTAGTAAAGGCTAGAGCATCTCCGTCTCTGAATACAAGGTTTGAACCATCGGTTGATAATGCTCTATCTGTATTGCCAGACTGAGAAGGAAGAGTAGCATCTATTGTTGTGATGCCGGCTTTAACATCGATCCATCGTGCTGCATCGTTGTCGTTAACAGGTGATGGTAGATTCTTCAGAGGCTTGGAATTCATATCCAAATCTGTGTTCATCTGGTTAGGCTCACCCTCTGGGTTATCACGATACAATACCTTATCATTTAACTCAGACTCAATCGAGTCAAAGTTTGCAATGAGCTTTGTAACAGACTTGAACCCGCTGATGATTGAGTCGAGTGTAATTTTCAAAGGTAACTCCTTATGTATCTACGTGAATTGCTGTTGCTACTGCTGTAGCCGGCTTGTCTATTCGGAAGTATCCGGGGCCAGTGATAAGAGCACTGTTGTTGTCAGATGACAATAAGACATTACCTTCTGGATCACCACCATTAACTGGTACTGTGAATGTGCTGCCACCATCGATAGATCGCATTAACTTAACACTCTCTCGTGCTCCCATGTTAGGAACACAGTACACCTGAGCTGATGCTCCGGATGCTAGTGTTAATGCGTAAGTGCCTGCGCCTGTTGCTGATGCGATTGCTGTTGCTGTTGCCATTTTGTTACTACCTCGTTATGATTTTGTTTGATATGATAGAACTCGGTGCACCACCCCCACCGGAAGGCGTATCTGCCATTAGCTCTGAGAATGTTAAAGCATCGATAACGCCTGCATCATTAAGAGCAGCAACCTTGTCAATGAAGTATTGGAAGTCAGCTCGATCAACTTCAATACCTGAAGCACCTGTTGCCACAATACCATGGTAGGCTATAACGGCATCTGAGTTTGTTTCTATCATACGCTTCAAGATTAAATCAGCTTGACTTGTAAGACGCTCGTACCCTGTATCAGGATAACGCATTCTATATAGATCACCTGTCTGCCATGTATTGTCAACACCACCAAACAAAGTAGATGTCTGTGTCGTGCCTGTTCCTGCTGATATTAATCCAGTGCTTCCATCTGTTACGTTCTCGATAATGAAGCCTTGGTATTCGTTCGTATTCCAAAACTGAGCATTAGCATCGGTTAATACCGTTGTGCTGTTTGCTGCTGTATGAGTACCTTGAGTATCTCTTGAGTGAAGGATACCTTGACCCAAGTAGTTACGATCTGCTTTCTCATCAGCAGAGTCTGGGTTGTACATCATAGCAGGAACCCGTAACGGGTCGTCCATACCAAAACTACCATTAGGGTTAATTGGGTTTTGTGAAAGGTTAGCTTCTGTTAGTCCATCTACGTTTGCGCCTAGTCCCGCCCGTGCATAGCTGATACCTGAGTCAAAAAGTTCCTGTCTAAGCAACTGGTTATTCTTACTCTCTGGGTATGCAAAAGAACGTCTGCCCTTCTCTAAGCTATTTGTTGTACAGAATGTTTGCCAACCTGCGTGAGCCGTAGCCCGTTCTTCTGGTGTGGCATCTAGTAAGTTTAAGAATGCTCCTCCATTTGATGTGAAGTGATAACCTACTTCCCAACCTGTGCCGGCCATCTCTATGAAGTTTGCTAGGCTTGCTCTGCCTGAATCCGCAGGGTTGTTCACTTTATCATATTGTACAAAGCTAGTTCCGGGGACACCTTTAGGCTGCATGTATGCATAGGCTTCAGTGTAATCCGAATCTATTCCATCATCAAAGCATATAGCGAGTCTAGGTTTTCTATTAGCAATAGGATCAACAACAACATCTAATAAGTGTATTGTCGATGTACCGTAGCTTGTTGCTGTATCTGCTGTTAAGACAAACTGTATGTTATCAACAGCAGACCACGAGAACGTGCCGCCTTTCGGTGCAGCATCTTGTGCATAGAACTCATCAAGGTTTGTTGTAACCCACCAGTAGCCTAGCTTGTTGTAAGCTGTTACAGAGTCTGCTGTTCCTCGTGCCATGTAGTATCGGGTAGTGTTGTTAGGCCATGATGTTCCTGATCCTACATACACTTGTACGCTGTTAAAATCCCACCAGCTAAACTCTGTAGTTTCGTCTGTGCCTTCGATGTATACAAGGAAGCCTATTGTCTTTGCACCCACTAGGTTCAAAGGTTCACTCATATGTAGACGAACAGAAGGGGTGAGTTCATTCGTACTGGCATTGTGATCCCAGTCTAGTCTGATACCACCGCTGTTGTTTATAGCGTAGGTGTCATCTAGTGTCAGTGTTGAATCTGTATAAGCACCGTTGGTTCCCGAATCTCTTAACTGCCAAGCATCATCCTCTGTGCCTGAAGCCACAGCATCGAACTTAGCTATCTTCTTGTGGTTAGCCGCTAATGGCTTAGGTGTTGGATATGGCATTGTTTATTCCTATCGGTTATCGTTCTTAATACGTTCAAGCTCTGCTTCTGCAAAGGATACGTTACGCTTTAGCTTCTCATCAATCTCTGCCTCTGTAGGCACTTCCCCTGCAACTACACGTTTGTATAATTCAGATACTTGATCAACTGTAACTAATGCTTCATTGATAACCAATAGGCTATCTATAATCTTAACTGCTGTGCTACTCATCTAACATACCTCTCATCTTAATTAGGATTGATGCAATATCTTCACGAGTGCAGGCTTTATTAATCTCATCATCGAGAAGCACGTCAACACAAGCAACCCCAGTTCCGTTATAATCAAGAGCATCAGCCCCAGACTCAATCCTACCAATAAGATTAGATAGATCGATAGTCGCAACAAGGATGACTTCATAGTTGGCAACCGAGAGGTTGTCCGCATCATACATCCGCTTAGCTGATTGCTGAACCATGTGTATCGCGTCGAGAGAAGCTGCTGCGTACAGGTCACTCTTCTCTTCAGCGTCTTTAACATCGATAAGTCCACAGCTTGCCACCATCATGATAATACTTAATAGAAATACCTTAAACGTCATCTGCATTCTTATTCTTCCCGATGTTTAATGATAGGATGTTCAATACTCGTAGCACCGCTGCTACAATCTTGTCATCAGACTTAGTAGGTGTTACTGCTGTGATAGCTGATACTGCGCCTACTAATGTAAGAGCCATACCGATCCATACAGGTAGGTTGGTGAATAATAATTCTAATTGTTCCATTACTTATATCCTCTTGTCTTCTTGTTAGTTGAAGCACGTCCACCTTTCTTTGGCAGAGGGGCTTTCTTCTTCTTAATAGGTGTAACCTTCTTCTTCATTACCATTTCGCCTTGTCTGCCCAGTAAGCCGCACTCATCTTACCCTTTTTAATATTAGCCGCATGTCTGGCCTTGAAGCTCTTCTTACGAGCTTTCTCTGCTTCTGTGCTAGGCTTCTTACCAGCTCCCTTTACACCTTGTTGACCAAACCGTATAGTCTTGATCTTATCCCCTACCTTAGCAACTACTACGTGGCTCTTGGTAGGATGAGAAGGAGTCTTCTTAGGTTTATTATACCCGGCTACTCCTGCCCTCTCTAGCCTGCTGTCTTTGGTTTTCTTTGGCATCACTGTCTCCCATTGTCAAAAAAGCCAGCATGTCGAATGACAGAGGCTGGCGATGCTTTGGTAGGGGTTCCAGCCCTCTCGTTATATCTTAAAGTTTAGATGTAGACTTAATGCTTCACCAAGGAAGCTAACTACAAACCACTTATACTTTACTTCAACTGTTGCTATTGGTCCTACACTACTACCAAGGATATACTTCTCTTGGGATAGATAGACACCATACCTTGTAGCTAGTTCAATGTCTCCGTGTAGATAACTCTTGAAGACATACCTTCTATTAGCAAAGGCTGTCCAATCACATAAGCTATTCTTGAATATGATTCCTGATAGTCCTGAGTCTGATGTATATCCTAATAAAGGATTGGACTCACACCACTTATCATCTCTATCGAAGTGGTAGGAAGCAGCTCCTAGTTGTATCTCGCCGGCTTCAGCTTCAGGTGAGAATACTATATAAGACAGTATAGCTGCTACGATGAATACATAAATTGTTGGCTTGTGCATATCTATCTCCTAGATACAGACCACTATGTATGCTATTGCATATAAAGATACACTACTCTATATATACCTACTCAGTGACCTGTCCTTAGTATACTTTAGTATATACTCAAGGTATGTATAAGAAAGCCACCCTGCTACTATGATTTTTATTGTGGTCAATAATAGAATCTAAGTAGCTTTCTTATATACACTAGAGTATACGTCTCCGCCGAACTTCGGCTTATCCTCTGTAAGAGGAGTGCTTAATAAATCAATATATATATAAACCTCCGAAGATACTACTCCGTAGGTAGTCCTAGAAAAACTAAGTCTATACTTATAATAAACACTTTTTAGTCCAATTCTTCCCCACTTTTATTAAAAATAATTAAAATAATTTGTAAGTCCTTGATAGTTATAGGTTGGCAGTCAAACACACTTCGCTTCGCTCGTAGGTGTTTGCCGTGTTAAAAGAAAGCTAAAAGATTAAAACATGAGCACACTATCTGGTAATCCATGATGGTGTCGTAACAGATTACGGTAGCATACAAGAATACGACACCGGGTATATGAGAGAGGAGCATTTCTGTGGACGCATATCCCCGAATGGCCAGAATTTCTCAGAGATTTTTCTGAGGTGCAGTGCACTACAGAGCTCGCCCCCCACCCCCCTTGGTGCCCCTTGGACCACTTCACCGGCTTCTACCTGTACGCGGGCCTGCGCGTGCGTGCGCGTGTAGCATATCGTGCGGCTAGTGTCAAGGGGGGTGCAATGACATTACAACATTGTCACACTGCCACACCTTGGCACACTTCTTGCTAATCCCTTGCGTATCAATGACATACACCACATCAATACTTGAGCCACTATCTATAGCTTGCAGTGATACTACCCTGTAAGGTCCTGTATGCCCTTGTGTGCGACGATAGGTGTACCCGTGCCTCTGCTATTCGTTACGCCTTAACCTTGCTTAGAGCTATAAAGTCTTGCTTCTATATAGGTAAATTAAACGCTATCATTAACTATCTGTAATAAAACTATTGTTGACTATTCTATTGACTGGTGTATAGTTAACTCAAGTCAAGGCAAACACGGATCGTTTGCAGCAAGGTGGCTTAAAGCGGTGTAGGAAAATAAATTGAAATAAAGTGTTGACAGTATCAAATAAGCATGTATACTGTTAACAAGTCGAGCGAATCACGCCATAAGCTCAAACCACTCGGTATAGTACGGGATAGGGCTTAGCAATAGGCCCCCCAGATAACAAAAACGCTAAAATATAATGTTAGGTAGTACTTCTAGTACCAGTGTGATAAGGCTGCGACCTTATACAGTGGATGAAGTGCTACTTATAGATTGTATTTTGAACAATAGGTTGGCAGTGTTTGGGTTTGATCACCTGAATACCTGTAGGGCTTTCGGTTACTGGCTGGAGTTGCCGCGCATGTAAATCCATATAAGGTAGTGGTGCCCTCCTATTGTTCAAGGTATAACTTACTAACGGGAGAATATAGAATGACTATACAAGTGAATGACATAGAATTTATGTTTGCACGATACGGCTTTATCGGGTGCCCCTTGACCCGTAAACAGATTGTGTCCCTACTTTGCAGGGGCATTGATCACGATAGAATTTATTCAATTGGCTGCGATATAGCGGCCCGATAACGGGAGAATACCGTGGATACTAATTGGCATAGTGAAACGCAAGAACGGTTTAGTAATTTTACAGTGGATCAATTGATATATACAAGAGAAGATGCCTATAATGCGGCTCGTGCCGGTGACGGGTGGAACCCAAAAGCTGGGCAGTATTGGTACGAAGTACACTATTGTATTCTGGAATTGAAAAAGAGAGAGGAGTATTAATCATGAGCTACGACGAAGCAATGGATGTAATGGTAACGCGAAGAGAAGCACGCCTTGAGATAGTGGAACATAATTTAGAGTGGTGCGATTTTATTAATGACTGCGGAGATTTGCCAGAGTATACAGGTGAGACAGTGTTAGCATGGTTGGGGTATTGATCACATGGATACGATACATTATAAAATTACGTTTAAATACAATGATGATTCTGAAGAAATAAGCTGGACGTACTCTCTGGATAAAGCTCTGGAGGCTAAGAAATATGGTGACATTAACAGCGAAGTGGTGAGAGTCACCATTGAAGCAAAAGAGAGAGGTGAAAGAACATGTCTTTATATATGATAACAGACTACGAAGCGCCTATTGACAGCAGTAATAGGGTGAGAACTGAGGCATTGACAGCGGAACAAGTGGCGGTCGTGTATGAATATAACAGACAAGCACGCCGTATATACGGACAAGCACGATTTGAACTAGAAGCTATTGAAACTAACAAGGCGCTTAAAGCGTAAGGTGATAACATGGATAAGGTAGATTTGACACAATATACGGATAACGAACTATCGATGGTAGTGTATAATGACAGCGGCTTGTACAGTATGCGACATGATAGTGGTTTAATTTCTGAACTGGAGGAGTGGTTTAACTTCACACCTTGCCAACTATCGGTATTACTTGACGACTTAGAGGAGGAGCTAGAATGTATATAACATTGAGTACGGAACAGGCCATTGATATTTGTATGGATCATAAGGTGTTCGGTGAAGATCAATATGAAGCTACGCGGGCATTGGTTGAATATTTTGAGATGCTTGAGGAGGAGGGTGTTAAAGGTCTGGGCCTTGACCCAGTAGCATTAAGATGTGCGTTCTCTCTTTATACCTTGGGAGAGTGCGCGGAGGTGTGGGACATAGACACAAGTGGGGTGGAAGAAGAAGATCGATCTGAATTTATTCTTGACTACTTGCAGTGCCGAACTACAGTGATTAAGGTTGATGCTGATACCTATATTGTGGAGGAATTCTAATGAGCAATCAAGGGCATCAACGGGTGAAAGAGGGGCTTGAACTAGCAGGACTGGCCCTCTTCATGGTGTTAATACAGGCACCAGTTATAGTGGCAGTGTTGATATATAAGGGGGTGGTAGCATGAATTTAGATATTGATATAGGTACACGGTTTACAAAACGTGGTAAGCATAACAAGGGTAGGGTGTACACTGTAGTGGATGAATTAACTACCACCAATAGAGCGGGTGTAATAGTTAAGGTAGAGTTCTTATGTATTCATGGGTTTTGTGGTCAACAAGTTAAGAGCAGAGAGTGTGCAACGACAATTAAAATGGGGTTAATAGAATGAGTAATTTAAGAATAGCAAATCAAAATGGTTTTCACTGGGGCGAGACAGCATATATTATAGGCAACGAATACGGAACCTTGTGCGTGTCGTATGGGGGTAATGAGTGCGAAGCCTTAGATCATGCGGTCGATGCAGGGTTTTTAGATGTCCAACTAATGGGCGAGGAGGACCACGAGGAGTACAAGCGCATGATGTGGGAGGATAGCTACACCTACCTTGGCAATGCAAGTGAGGCATTCTGGACCGAATACCTATGGATTAAACCAGCGAGTGAACGTACTAAAGAGGTGGTATCATGAGTAGGAAACTAAAAGCAGGTGATAGAATCAAAGCGCTTGAAGGTACGCAGGCATTCTTCTGGTCAGAAGGTCGAGCGGGTACAGTGAGAACCGTGAATCACAGTAATAACCGTGGCGTTGCTAGTTGGGGTGATGATCCTACAACACTGGGCTTCAACTGTATTGATGTAGTGAAAATAAACGAGGAGTATTGATATGGGATTCTATAAGAACAAGGCAATAGAAGATAGTGAGGTGGACGTGATGTATATCGAAGCGGAGTCCAACCCTAACGAAGATTATTATTTTGAATGCACGGCGGAGGAGCTAGGGTATGCAATAAGACTAGGCTTTGTGGTCGAATCATACGAAGGGATCTACACTAAGAAGGGGGAGCTATGACTAACGAAGAGAAGTGGGCGAGAGCAAGGCTGAAACAATTAAACATTCACTACCTTGAAGATATTCTGTATCATGCACGCACCGCTGAGTACGAACACGACGTAAGTATATTTAATCATGTGACTGCTGGTGGTCCATATTGCACTAGCATGGCAGACTTGAAGGATGTCATTAAAAACTTGATGTTACTAATAGAGATGACAGACACAGAGAGGAGAGAGCTATGAACAATCACACGCGGTCCGAAATATACTTAGCAATCAAGGAGTTAGAGGACATACTCGACACGTATATCAGCTTAGGTATTGATGAGCACACTGATTTACTTCTCGGTGCCATTGAACGACTAAGAAATTTGATTGTCTAACACATAACATGAGAGGTGATGAGATGTTCGACTACAACTTACGTAACCTATTAGAATGGGTTAAAGAATACGGAGATGATGGAGACCTGCCCAACCAAGACGGGTCAGGCGGTGAGGCATACCGCTATGCTAAAGAGTTATTAATATTCATGGACGTAGTGGAGGAGAGAGATGGAGTGTAAGGGAACGAACTGTAAGTACAACCATAACATGAGTATACATTCAACGGAGTGTACACAAGAGCACGAGGAGGCTACGATGACAGGTGAAGAACAGCTACTACGTTGGATAGAGATGTATAAAGACAAGAGTAATAAGGAGAAGTGTCCTGCTATGGTTGTTACATTAAATAATATGATTAAGAATCTGGAGAACATGATAGATGAGCACGACTATTGATATGATGAGAGAAAAAGATTGGATTATGTACACTGCCTGTTTTTACTGGCCTGATAGTAGCATATCACCATTAGTGATACCATACAAGACCATAGATGGGGCGCTAACGAAGTTTAAAGAGATGGGAGGGTCATCGTATACCTTAGAGAACAACTTCCTTAGAGGGACACACAAGCAGGAAGGGAAGGGATGGCTGTTAGTGATAGAATCACACCATATGGCAGAAGATGAGGGAAGATATGAAGAAGATCAGTAGTTTTATAGGTGAATGGCATGATGTCATCATCATTATTATCATAGGCTATGCAATACTAACAACTATCGAGGCGACATTATGAACAAGCAAGAGACATCAATCGATCCAATTAATTTAGACGCACTACATGCATGTTCAACACCGTGTCCCGAAGTGCGAGGGTATAACTTTGAGAACTGGTACGAAACAGTAGGGAAGTGGAGTCAAGATATTGACACTAAAGATTTCTTAGAAGCAGAGATTAGAGAGGAGAACTTTGAATGCTAGTAAAGATATTAGTAGCAAGGGTATCAGGTAATCAATTCATCTACTTACAAAAAGGATATTCAATACAAGAATTCATGAGTGAACTACTACCACATAACGAGGTGAACTGACATGTTAACAGTATACGTTTTACTACAGATGATAATTGTAAATGGTGAGTATATCGGCAGCGTTCCAGTACCCTATATCTTTTATAGTATGGAGTCATGTGAGGATAACAAGATGCCATTCGCATCAACCCATCCACCGAAGGATGAGAACACGAGGCACGCCTATGTATGCAGTGAGTACAATCCTCAGATGAATTAAATAAGTCTATATATCAATGGCTTACCTTATTCCTTACAAAAACTTAATGAAAAAGTGGGGAAAAATCAGGGTAAAAAGTGTTTATTAGTATATGATACTAGGAGAATGGAGATGAATGATCGACTCAAGAACGAGGCTTACCAACTAGCCTTGTCTGATATACAAGGACTGGCTTGGAAGTGGTGTAAAACTAAATATATAAAAGAAGATAACATGCTAGACCGAGATGATATAGAACAAGAAATATCTATCGCATTCTTTAGAGCATTAGATACATATGAAGATCAATCCTTTACCTTTAGGACTTATTATAATAGAGTTATCTTTAATCATATGATGAACTTTGTCAGAGCTATCAAGGCTAGGCGTCCTGATGGTATCAGTATTGAGAGTCTTGATGTTGTTGATGACTACATGACAGCATCTTTAGATGTAACAGAGAAGGCTAAAGATATACTTAAAGTATTACAGACCAGCCTATCAGATAGAGACTACGAAATAGTAGTACTGTACTACGGAGTAGGACTACCAGCAGCATCTACCCTTGTGGATATAGAGAGACTAACAGGTGTGCCTAACCAAACAGCATCAAGAATTATTAAGAAGGCTTTAGATAACAAAGAGATTAAAGATCAACTAAGATACCTACAATAGGAGATAATCGTGGCCGATTGCATAGAAAAATTAGAACATTCATGTGGAAGTAGTGATGGGCTTCAAGTATTCAAAGAGAGTAGTGGTGTGTATCATGGTTACTGCTTCGCTTGTAGTACGTTTGTAAAGAATCCTTACGATGATAAGCCTGATGACTACAAACCACCAACAGCTAAACTTAAACGTCCACTAGAGGACATACAGAGGGACGTAGAGGACATCAACACATGGGGTTGTCATGGCCTACCGGATAGGAAGTTAAAGAAAGAATACTTAGAATACTTTGGTGTTAAGGTAGGTGTTAGCGAGACGGATGGTACTACACCAACGACAGCAGCCTTTCCTATCTACCGAGGTGGTGAGATTGTTAGCTATAAGCTAAGAGATCTGCAAGAGAAGCACATGTTCAGCTTAGGTAATGCCAGCAAGCCCCAGCTATTCGGATGGGAGCAGGCAGTAGCAACAGGTGCACCAAGACTTATCATAACAGAGGGAGAGTTCGATGCGGTGGCCTTGTTCCAAGTACTTAAAGATCTTAACACTGATCCTAAGTATGCAGACTTTAACCCTGCTGTGGTCAGCTTATCCAATGGCTCAGGTGGAGCGAAGAGACAGATACTCGACCAGCTATCGTACATCAAACAACATTTCAAAGATGTGGTACTTGCCTTTGATATGGATGATGCCGGTAACATAGCAGCAGCAGAGGTGTGTAAGATATACCCCGAAGCTATGCGTGCTAACCTACCAGCTAAGGATGCTAATGAATGCTTAGTGAAAGGTCATAAAAAATCTTTAAAAAATTCTGTACTCTTTAAGGCAGCAGCACCAAGCAACAGTAAGCCAGTGTATGGTGACAGCCTAACAGAGAGCGCATGTAAGGAAGCAGAGATGGGGCTTAGCTTTCCATGGCCTGCACTAACAGCGCTCACACGAGGCGAACGATGGGGTGAGGTGAGGTACATAGGGGCAGGTGTTAAGCAAGGTAAGTCTGAGTTGCTCAATGCCTTGGCAGTACACAAGATCCTAGTACACGGAGAGAAAGTATTCTTAGTTAAACCAGAGGAGGCAAACAATAAGACATACAAGCTACTCGTAGGTAAGGCAGCTAGTCGTGTGTTCCATGATCCTAACATCAAGTTCGATCAGAAAGCATGGGATGAATGGGAGCCACGCATAGGTAGGAACGTAGCTATGCTAGACCTGTATCAGAATGCAAGCTGGGAAACAGTTAAGGCTGATATAGTACAAGCAGCAGCAGAGGGATACCGTACAGTATACCTTGATCCTATCACTAACTTTACTAACACACTGTCAGCATCAGAGGCTAATGAAAAGCTAGGCCAGATAGCTAGTGAAGCAGCATCATTAGCTAAGGACCATAAACTATCTATAACAATCTTCTGTCACTTGCTCTCGCCCGGCAATGGTAAGAAGCCACATGAGAGAGGAGGTGATGTACTATCTAATCAGTTCGCAGGGTCACGGTCAATGATGAGGTCATGTCATTACATGATGGGACTCAAGGGTAACAGAGATCCTGAACTAACAGAGGATGAACGTAATTGCAGGGACTTAGTTATACTAGAGGACAGAGAGTTCGGTAGTGTAGGTACAGTGCCACTATTCTGGGATAAAAATACTGGACAATTTTCACAGAGGGTAGAGGAATGAATATAGATGTTAAGAGGATTGGTGATTACTTATCTGTCGAGGTAGAAATAGCTGATGCCACTATAGACTTAGGTTTTCTTGAGGAGGATGAGGCTAATGAGCTGGCGGATAAACTGCTAGATGTTGTTTGGGATCTCACAGGTAAGCCGGTATATTTTGAGGAGGCTTTATGAAGACATATGAGATAGAGATGACAGAGGTGCAAAGGGTTTACTACCGTGTCGAAGCAGAGAATGAAGACGCTGCCATCGAGAAGTACGAGAACGCAAGTGTGTACGATCAGATACGTATGATGGTAGGTTCAAAGGGCGGTGTTGACGCAATGACAAACGTGAAGGAGGTGGTAAGGGGGGTGGTAGATGAGTGAGAAAATAGATTTACGTGGGGGTGCAGATGAAGAGCTAGTATGTGAAGTTCTTCGCCTTGATAGGCTGTACGACAAACTCAACAATCCGGACGAATTAATGGCTGTATTAGTTGAAGAATATTTATTTACGTGGTGGCAAGTAGGCCATCTTATCGATGAACTTGATCTAGGGTAAGGGAATGAATAGAAAAAAGATTAAAATGTTTTTTGTTGGGTTGCTTCACCTTATTATCTCGCCAGTCTACATACCTGCGATGATACTGTGGGAAGAAAGAGATGCAATTGCAGACTACTATGATCAATGCTTTAAAGCTATAACATTTAAAAGTCTGTAAATTATAGGAGAAAATTTTATGCTATGCTACTTTGATTTAGAAGCCAATGGTTTACTTGATACAGTAACAAAGATACACTGTGGTGTCTTCATTGAGGCAGCATCAGGCAAGCAGCACATCTTTGAAGGTCATCAGATGAAAGAGATGACTGAGTTTATGGATACATGTAGCATGTTGGTAGCTCATAACGGTATCGGTTATGACTTCCCTCTGTTAAAGATGATGCTTAACTATGAGTACAAGGGTATCAAGATTGACACAGCCCTTATGTCTAGGCTTCAACGGCCTGAACGTAAGCTACCTTATGATTGTCCTGATAAAGGTACACGTCCTCACTCACTAGCTGCCTTCGGGTATCGGGTAGGTAGGGGTAAGGTAGTACATGAGGACTGGACAACATACACACCGGACATGTTACATCGATGTGTCGAAGATGTGGAGATTCTTCGACTTGTCCACGGTTATCTGAAAGAAGAGGGCGGCCCTAGCTGGATAGCCGCACATCAATTGACTCACCGATTGTTCGAGATACTACACGAACAAGAGAAGTATGGCTGGCTGGTTGACCGCACATGGATTGATAAGTCTATCGCAATGCTCACACATTGGATAGCTAAGATCGATAGTGTCGTGGTGCCACGGCTGCCACAGGTGCTAGTGATTGATGAGACTAAGAAGGCAGGTGAGCTAGGCTGGGTACGTAAACCCTTCCTTAAATCAGGGCTGCCCTCTTCACAGGTATTGAAATGGGAGGGTGAATCAGATCATGTTGCTGGTCCATTCAGTAGAATAAGTTACCGACCTGTCAACTTAGACAGTAACAAGGAGACAAAGGACTGGCTGCTAAGAGAAGGATGGATACCGGAGGCATGGAATTATAAGAAAGAGAATGGTAAGCTGCTCAAGGTAGACAAGAAGCTAGTGAGAGCTAGTCCTAAGTTAAATGGTGCTGATGCTTTCCGTGGTGTTGATGGTAAGATAGGTCGGCTTATAGCTAAGCGTGTGCAGTGTAAGCATAGACGTAGTAACTTAGAAGGGTGGGTTAAGATCATACGTGATGATGGCCGTATCAGTCAGGGTATAGCGGGTATGTGTACAACAGCAAGGCTTAAACATAGAGGCATAGTAAACGTACCTAGTGATGGTGCATTCTTTGGTAAGTGGATGAGGAAGTCATTCATATCTAAGGATGGATACTCAATCGTAGGTGTTGATGCTGCTGGTTGTCAGAACCGTATGCTTGCAGCAAGGGTAGGTGATGATTCTTTCACTGAGATATTAATCAATGGTGATAAGGATAAGGGTACAGCCATCCATCAGATAAACCAACAGGCTATAGCTGATGTAGGTATCACTGTTAGCTATGGTCAAGCAAAGAATCTTAACTACGCATTCATGTTTGGGGCTAGTGATAACAAGCTGGGTGATATTATAGGGGAGAATAAAGATACAGGTACACGTATCAGGGATGCATTACTTAGTGTATCAACAGGGTTCTCTGATTTAGTATTGAACTTAACTAAAGAATGGGTGTCTAATGCTAAGACAAGATTGAATGACTGGGATAAGAAGGAACACTATGATGGATGGGTTGAAGGATTAGATGGTAGGCCTATACACATAGAGAGTGAACATCAGATCCTTGTGTATGTCTTACAAAGTGATGAAGCAATCCTTATGCAACATGCACTGGTGTTACTAAAAGAATGGTGTGATGCTGAGGGATGGACTCATGGTGAGGAGTATGGGTTCGTAGCTAATGTCCATGATGAATTTAGTGCAGAGGTACGAGATGATCTAACTGAGCGTTACTTACATCTAGGATGTGAGGCTATAGCTGAGGCAGGTCGTAGATTAAAGATAGCATGTCCTCACCAAGGTGATGGTATGATAGGTAAGAATTGGATGGAGGTCCATTAATGGCATACAGTAAAGAATTAGTAACCGTTATGCATGAGGGCGGCTGTGTCACACCAACATCACACAAGCTGAATCAAGACGGTTACTTTAGGAAGCAGGTGTGGGTAGATGGTACATTGAAACCTATGATGTATCACCGACACATCTGGATGCAGGAGAGGGGAGACATACCTGAGGGCTACGAGGTAGATCATATCTGTAGGAACAGGGCATGTTGTAACATAGACCACCTTCAATTGCTAACAGTAAGTGACCATAAGGTTAAGACTAACAAGGAAAGAAGTAAGGATAGGATAGATCAAGCCTATCAAACATGGATAGCTGAGGGTCTATCAGGCTCTGAGTTAGGCAGGAAGTACAACACAACAGAGAGTACAGGCTGTCGGTGGGTACGTAAGTTTAAAGAAGACACACGCACTAAGCGTTCAAACTAAAATCAAAATAGGAATCAGACAATGGCTTTAAATGCTAACAAGGTAAGAAGTTCCGGCGGTAAGAGTAAGTTTAAACCACAAGCACCAGTAGCTGTGGGTACATACCCAGCTCGACTGGTATCAATCATTGACTTAGGTGTACAAGCACGACGACCATGGAAGGGTGAAGCAAAAGATCCTATCGCCATGATCCGATGTACATACGAACTTACTACTGAGTTCATGAAGGATGAAGCAGGTAAGGATGATGAGACTAAACCACGATGGATCAGTGAGGACTTCCCGTTCTATGGCTTGAGTGCCGATAGAGCTAAGAGTACTCAACGATACCTAGCACTTGATCCACAGCAAGCAGCGGGTGGTGACTGGGCTGAGTTGTTAGGTGCACCAGTAGCACTCACTGTAGTTCACAATCCTAAAAAGGATGACAGCACTATCGTGTATGCTAACATCGGAGCAACATCTCCTATCATGAAAGGCATGGATGTAGCTGAGCTAGTCAATGACCCTCAGCTGTTTGACTTCGATGAGCCTGACATGGATGTGTTCAATGGACTGCCTGACTTCTTGAAGGATAAGATCAAGGGTGCTACTAACTTCCAAGGCTCAGCTCTTGGTGCGTTACTAGGTGGTGGTGTAGTCCACGAGCCTATCGTTAACACGGATGAGGTGACACGCACTGGTGATGAAGCAGTTAATCCTTACGGTTAACACATAAGGCGGGGGTAAAACCTCGCCTTTTTTATGCGAGAAATTTTATGATGAATCATCATGTATATAAATATTATAGATGGAAGCTCTTTGTTGCTAAGCAAGAGAAGCACTACTGGTCAGCCTTTCATTATGAGACACAAGCAGAGTTGGAGTTGATATGCGGGCTTTAATAGACGGAGACTTATTAGTATATGAATGCTCGGCAGTGGCTGAGTATCCTAAGGATGAACCAATCAGTAACTTTGATTTTGTTATCGAGGTATTTCATAACAAGCTAAGGGATATGTTAAAGGCTGTTGATTGCACAGACTACACCATGTACCTTACAGGTAAGGGTAACTTCAGGGAGCAGGTAGCAGTAACCAAGCCATACAAGGGCAACCGTAAGGGAGAGAAACCTTTCCACTACAATAACCTTCGTGCTTATATCATGTCACATACATGGGCTGTAATGATTGAGGGTATGGAAGCTGATGATGCACTGGCTATCAATCAGACAGAAGATACAATCATATGTAGTAGAGATAAAGATCTAAGGATGGTGGCCGGCTGGCACTATGGATGGGAATCAGGACAGCAAGGAGAGTTCGGACCTTATCAGTTCTCTAAGCATGGTGAGCTACACCTATCAGAGAATAGGAAGAAGCTAACAGGTGGTGGGTTGATGTTCTTCTATAGTCAATTACTAACAGGGGATAGCACTGATAACATTCCCGGTTTGAAAGGCTATGGTCCTGCTAAGGCTTATGATCTCTTATGTGATTGTGAAGATGAGTATGAGTTGTTCGATGTTGTATCAGTGGCGTATGAAGACCAGCATCAAGATAAGTTTGAAGAGTATATGTTAGAGCAAGGTCGTCTGTTATGGATGGTGAATGACCTGAACGAGGATGGTAGTCCTGTTATGTGGGAGCTACCTATGTATGTTTGGAAACCAGAAGAGGGTCTTGATGATGTATGAAGTAACACACAATGATGCACTAGGTATGTATACTATGACCTTTGCTGATCATAAGGATGCACTGGATTACTACTATGATGTACTGCCTACATCCTTTGATGTACAGATCTTTAAATGCAGTGTCTTTGATGTAGAGGAGGGAGCATGGGACGAAGAGTAGCTAAGACTAGAGGCGGTGGTCGTTACACTGAGGCAGGGTACTTTGGATTCATTCGGAGTGGACTGAGACAGAAGAGTATGCGATGGCCACCTAAGTACGATGTAATGAACAAAGCTAAGAGACCATACACTGGGCCTGATAAGAGACGTAAGTTTGAATACTTATGTAATGGATGCAAGCAGTGGTGTGCAGGTAAAGAGGTAGCAGTAGATCACATCAAAGAATGTGGAAGCCTAAAGTCTTACGATGACTTAGCTCAGTTTGTTGAAACATTATTCTGTGAAGAGGACAACTTACAAGTGTTATGTAAGGGATGTCATAATATTAAAACACAAGAGGCTAAGAAGAAATGAAAATACTAATGCTTGATATAGAAACAAAACCACACAAAGCATACTGTTGGGGTCTGTTCGATCAACGTATCGGCCTCAATCAGATTGTAGAGGCAGGCGGTACACTATGCTGGGCTGCTCGATGGGTTGGTGATAAGGAAGGTAAGTTCTTCTTTGGTGCTGAGTGGGAGACTAAGAAGAATTACATTCAAACTATCTGGAATCTATTGGATGAGGCTGATGCTGTCATTCATTACAATGGTAAGAAGTTTGATATACCTACACTGAACTGGGAGTTCATTCAACACGGACTTACACCACCATCTCCTTACAAAGAGATTGACTTGCTTCAGACAACAAGACAGAAGTTCAAGCCGGCATCTCGTAAGCTAGACTATGTTGCGTCTAAGCTAGGCATCGGTGCTAAGGTATCTCATGCAGGTATGCCACTGTGGACTGGCTGTATGAATGGTAACAGGAAAGATCGTAAGACAATGAAAGAGTATAACATCCAAGATGTATTCTTGTTAGAAGAATTATATCTCAAGCTATTACCTTGGATAGGCAGTCATCCCAACCGTCAAGTGTACTCAGGTGAGCGTGATACATGCCCATCGTGTGGTAGTCACGACATCCATTACCGAGGCTACGCATACACCAATGCAACTAAGGCTCGGAAGTTTAAGTGTAATGGTTGTGGTAGTTGGAGTAAGTCAGCTAAGTCGGAGAAAGGTGCAGCATCTAACCTACGTGGGGGGAACATATGAATTGGATAACAGATCCTAATAGATCAACAACACTGCACGCAGCACAAGCTACGAGAGAAGCTCGTGCATTCGGAAAGCAGGTAGGAGGTGATCACTATAAGGATCAAGGCATCCAACCATTGGAGATAACGTACCGAAACTTTGGATACGCTGGTGTTAAGGCATCAGTGTACACCAAGGTGAACAAGTACCTTACTCGTAACAAGGGTAATGAGTTAGAGGATATACACAAGGCTATCCACTGTCTTGAGATGTTAGCAACATTTAAAAATCAATCAACAATACCGGAGAACAATCATGAGTGAAGAGACTATGTTCCAAGTAAAAATCTATGACTTGAAAGCGGTATTAGGTGATGACATAGTAGTAGATGGCATCCCTGATATGAATCATGCATACGTGATGGTTATGTCTAATGATGAAGATGAGACAACCACTGTCTTCTTAACATGTGATGAGGGCATAGAGGACATGGCTGTCACACTAGAGAAGGTAGCTAGTGAGATACGTACCTTGAAAAAGGAGACACAACAATCAATCCACTAAGAGATGTTAGAGACACTAATGCAAAGAGGGTGATCCAAGAGACGGGAGGGGTCTTGGATGCAGTAACCACAGTCCTCTTTACGCTATGGTTAGTATCAGCATTGACTATCTTTAGCGTAGTAATGTTTATTTTATATCTTATAACGAGGTGATCATGGACTTAGAAGCGATAGTAGTATATATAATCATGGGGATTACAGCGGCGACATTGCTAACTCAAGTTTGGTTAATCGTATACTATCTTAGTAAGATAGCAGCGGGGGTGTTATGAATGAGAACGTGATTGTACAGGGGAGCTTCGGCTCCCTTGCTGCTCTAAAGAAGCAGCTAGAAAAGAACGGAGTGAAGGTTATTTCCTTCGATGGTAAAACATTAACCACAGACCACGCTACCTTTTCCATGGTAGACCAAAAAATAATCAGAGAAACTAGGGACAATTAATGGATCAATACCAACAGTACATACACACTAGCCGATACGCACGCTGGCTGCCTGAGCTTCAACGAAGAGAAACATGGGAGGAAACGGTAAGTAGGTATGTAGATTTCTGGGTAAATCGTGGAGATTTAGATAGCAAGACAGCTACTAAGATGCACAAGGCTATCTATAACATGGAAGTAATGCCATCAATGAGATGCCTTATGACAGCAGGTGTTGCACTTGATAGAGATAACATGGCGGGTTTCAACTGTAGTTACATAGCCATCGATCATGTACGTGCATTCGATGAGATCTTATACGTTCTCATGTGTGGTACAGGTGTAGGCTTCTCTGTTGAAAGACAATCAGTAAAGAAACTGCCAGAAATATCAGAGGACTTTCATGAAACAGACACAACAATCATCGTCAGAGATAGCAAGATCGGGTGGGCTAAAGCGTTTAAGGAATTGCTCGGACTACTCTACTCCGGACAGGTACCAAAGTGGGACGTGTCCAAGCTCAGACCAAAGGGTGCACCACTCAAGACTTTCGGTGGCAGAAGTAGTGGGCCTGAGCCTTTGGTTGCTCTGTTTAACTTCGCTGTTCGTATGTTCCGTAATGCTGCTGGCCGTAGGCTTACTAGCCTTGAGTGTCATGACCTAGTATGTAAGGTAGCTGAGATTGTAGTGGTAGGTGGTGTGCGTAGGTCGGCACTTATCTCTCTATCTAATCTATCAGATGATCGAATGCGAGGGGCTAAGCTAGGTAACTGGTGGGAGTTAGACGGACAACGTGCACTTGCTAACAACTCAGCAGTGTATACAGAGCAGCCTGACTTCGAGGTGTTCTTAAAGGAATGGGTATCGTTACATGAGAGTAAGTGTGGTGAGCGAGGGATCTTCTCTCGTATAGCCAGTAAGAATCAAGCAGCTAAGAGTGGCAGGCGGGATGTCGATCACGACTTCGGCACCAACCCTTGCAGTGAGATCATCTTACGATCAGCTCAGGTTTGTAATTTGTCTGAGATAGTGGTTCGTAGTACTGATACACCACAGGATCTAAACCGTAAGGTAGAGATGGCTGCTATCATTGGTACATTACAGTCTACTCTTACTGACTTCCGTTATGTACGTCCTATCTGGACACGTAACACAGCAGAAGAAAGACTACTAGGTGTATCGATGACTGGCATTATGGACCACCCACTACTAAGCAAGACATCATGTGCACCTTTGTTGGAGAAGCTGAAGAATAAGGCTGTCACTGTCAATAAGAAGTGGGCTAAGCGTTTAGGTATTGAACAATCTACGGCGATCACCGCCGTGAAACCTAGCGGTACTGTCTCACAGTTAGTTGATAGTGCATCAGGCATCCATGCTAGGTACTCACCTTACTATGTCAGACGTGTACGGAGTGATACTAAAGATCCTCTTACCGCTCTGCTACAGGATCAGGGTGTACCATGGGAGCAGGATGTAATGAACGCAGAGAACGTAGTGTTCAGCTTCCCTGTTAAGGCACCGAAGGATGCAGTGTGTACCGAGGACTTAGATGTCAAGAAGCAGTTAGACTTATGGGAGGTGTACCAAGATCATTGGTGTGAACACAAGCCATCTGTTACTGTGTACTACAGTGATGACGAGTTCTTAGCAGCAGGTCAATGGATATGGGATAAGCTAGATAAGTGTAGTGGTGTGTCGTTCCTACCAAGGTCTGATCATGTCTACCAGCAGGCACCTTACGAAGAGATCAGCAAAGATGTGTACAGTAACTTGTGCAAGTCTATGCCTAAGATTGATTGGAGTAAGTTGTCACAGTATGAATCATCTGACATGACAGAGGGTGCTCAAACGCTAGCCTGTGTTGGACCCTCGTGTGAAATTTAGGAGTGTAGTATGAAGATAGGTCAAACAATATGGAGGGCCGGCTTCGCGCTGGTCTTTGTATTCTTAGGGGTGACTGCTTGTATAGCAGGTATTGACATCCTAATATCAATAGGAGTGTAGTATGAATATTGCTAGTACGTTATGTGCAGTAGGGC